TAAATCAAAAATTAAGCAGTGGATCATCTGCTCCAAAGCCAACATTAAAATCTAATGAAACTATTGCACAAGAAGTTATAAATGGTGCGTGGGGAAACGGACAAGAAAGAAAAGACAGACTAACTGCAGCAGGTTATAATTATAGTGCAATTCAATCAATAGTAAATCAAAAACTTGGTGCTGGTTCTGCTCCTGCTTCAAATAAAAAATCAAATGAAATAATAGCAAATGAAGTTATAAGAGGCGATTGGGGTAATGGACAAGATCGTAAAAATAGACTTACTGCTGCCGGATATGATTATTCAGCTATACAAGCCATTGTTAATAGAAAATTAAGTTAAAAAATAGTAGAGGAGTTTTTCCTCTACTGTATATTTTTTAATTTTTGTTGTATATTATATAATAAGTCAAATGCTTCTTTAAAAGTAGTATTATTTAAATCAATATCTAATATTCTTTTTATAATATTATCATAAGAAGAATTTTGACTTGAAGGTGTAGGATTAGAAACGACTTCAAAGTTAATATTATGAGCCTTTAATAAATTTGTGTATTTTTCTAGTTTGGCGACAGGAAATCCACATTTTATTATTTCAGGACTAAGATCGGTTAGCTTTAGGCCAATTTCTTTTGAAACTAATCTTGCATCTTCATTTAAAATATTATAAAAAATTCCTATTCTAAATAAATATACTTTTTCTTTATCTTTAGCTTTTAATTCATTATACTGCCTTAGAATTTTGCTCATTAGTATTCCTCCTTCTTGTTCCTTTTTTTCTTATTATTATATCTCCTGGCTCACAATCCAATAATTCACAGATTCGTTCTATTGTTTCAAAATGAATACTTGTAGAAATATTATCAATTAAATTTGTTATAGATTGATAACTACCGCCCATATTTTTTACAAGCCAATATTTAGTTTTCTTTTGTTTTTTCAAAATTTGTTCTACATTAACATAAATCATATACTCACCTCCCTATAATAGATATTTTATAGCAAACTGATTTTTATTTTAACTACGCCACATAACACTTGCTTTTAGCATAACTAATTTACAAAATAGGTATTAAATGCTATAATGTTTGTGTAGTGAGGTGTATTATGAATAAGATAATTGAAGAATTAGAAGCAATACAAAAATTAATAGATGTTGAAGAATGCGAAAAGGCTAGTAAAGAAATAGATAAATTAAAAAAAGAAATCCTGTCAAAACAGGATGCAGACCAATATTTAGATGATTTAGTTAGTAATTTAAAATAGTATTTTATGGTATTTTGTAGTAATTTGTAGAAAAATGTCGAATTGTGTAGGCTAGATAAATCAAGGGCTATACCGTACTATACCTATTCCATAGCATAGTTACTTTATTTTACATAATATGGTATAATATAAAAAGAGATATCTCCAATTAAATATAAGGAGGATGTAAAAATGAAGTTAAACTTAATTGACGAGATGCTATTACATATATTTAAAAGTTATTCTTACAAAATATATAGAATAGGAGTACGAGATGGATACAACTTAAAAAAGTAAACTTTACAAGGCTGTAAAAAGGCTGTATAATATATGAAGATAAAATTCAAAAATATAAAATAAAAAATCTTAAAAGCGAACGGAGAGTAAGAATTGAGAAATATTAAATTAACAATAGAATATGACGGAAAAGACTTCAACGGATGGCAAAAACAGCCTAAAATTAAGGGCTTGAACTAAATTTCAAAAAGTGTGAAACCTGTTCAAACCCTTAATATTGTAATACTTTAAGATTTTAACTATTTTATACAAGTTTTGAAATATACTTGAAACTTTTTTGCAAGGCTGTAACGGTGGCTGTAAAAGTTAAAAATTGATAGTTAAATTATTATCTTTTAAATAATTGTAGGACATATCTATATGTTCTTTTTTAAACTTATCAAAAACTTCACAATAGACATTTAATGTAGTAGATACATTTGCATGTCCCATTATTTTTGCTAATACTGCAGCAGGCATTCCTGATTCAATACATCTTGTTGCAAAAGTATGACGAAGCATGTGCTGATGTACATCATAACCTTTACTAATATTATTTTCTTGGCAAAAATATTTAAACATCATATTAACTGTATCGGTACTAATACATTCTTTTTTAGAATTACAAAAAAGTAAATTATAATCATTTTCTGTATAATATTCTGATGATAAATAGTCTTTAAGAATATTTTCTACATTTGAATCCATTATTATATCTCTAATTCCATTTACTGTTTTAGTATATAATCCAATTTTAGCTCTATCATCAAATGTACGAGTAATAGTTCTTCTAATGTGAATTATTTTGTTTTCAAAATCAATATCATTTATATCTAAAGCATTTATTTCTCCCATTCTCATTCCTGTATATAAACTTAAAAATATTTGATATTTGTACCTAAACTTTTTTGTTTTTAATAATTCTTTTACAAGTTGTTTTTGTTCTTCAATAGTAAAAGCAGAGACTGCTCTTGATTTATTTTTATATTTTGATGATAAAGGTATTTCAAATTCTAGCTGATCATCAAAGAAATTATATCTTAATATATTTCTTCTTACAGCTATTTTAAATGTATTATTTACAATACCATATATTTTTGCTATTACTGAATCTGAATATTTAGTAATATAAGTTAAAAAGTCCTTTAGATCATTGTCTGTTATTTTTTGAAGTTCCATACTGGCCATATAATGAGTAGATATGTTTTTTAGTGTATGTAGCTTTCGAGAATAAGAAGATTCTTGCAATTTATTCATTTTATATCCAGCATCAATAAATTCTTTTGCAATCGTATAAAAAGTAACTTTTGATTTATCTACATAAGTATCAGTATTTAGTTCGGTAATAACTTTTTCTAATTTTGTTTTTACCTCTTGTCTAGTTTTTCCATAAATGGTTTTTCTTTTTCTTTTACCGGTTTTTTCATCACACATAGCAATAGTGTATTCAGTAACCCATAGTGTTTTTCCGTTTATTTCTCTTTTGAATATAGTACCTTCACCGTTTCCACGCTTCTTTGATGTACCCATAATAAAAAACCTCCATTTTTCTTGTAATACCACTTGAAAAAATGAAGATTTTTGTATATAATACAAAAAGTAATCACTTTTTAAGTGGTTATGCTCCGGATAAGAATGTGTATCGTCTCGCAAAGTTGAAACACTTTCTTATCCTTTTTTATGTTCTTGTGATTTTACCACAATTTTGGCAAACTATAACTGATTTAGTTTTACTACCCTTTTTTGTTAGTAGCGGAATTAACAATATAATTCCACAAGTACAAATAGCAAGAATGATCCAAATTATAGACATTAATATACCTCTTTTTTTCTGCTTTTCTACTGCTTGGACCGTTACATTTGTGCTACCACAATGTTTACATTTTAACATCTAAAACATCTCCTTTCTATTTTAAAGCACTGGTATTTTCTACCCTTATTACTTTACCATAAATTTTAAGTTCTTTTGTTTTCTCAATTGGATAATATGGATTCATTGCTTGTAATTCATAAATGTCATCAAATTTTAAAACCTTTCTAATCATAACAATATTATTAGTTAATATTAAACATGTTTGGCCAGATTCAAAATTAAAATCTTCTGTTATTATTGCAATATCTCCAATACCAAGTAGAGGTAACATAGAATTGTCATTTATTTGTAAAGCAAAAGATGATTTAGGTAAATATTCATTAATAACAATGTCCTTTAAATAAAATTTTTCTATTGAAGTTTTAATATCTTTTGAATATTCAGATATTAAAGGTATAGTTGTAAGTTCTTTCTTCCTGTTTATTTCTTCATCATCAATACACATTAAATAAGAAGGGGATACCTTAAAAAGGTTTGACATTATTTCAATAGAACTTCTTTTAATATTCTTTACAGCACCCTTTTCATATTTTCTAATAGCGGATTTTTGAACTCCTAAATATTTGCCTAATTCTTCTTGAGTTAAGCCATTTGCAAGCCTTAATTGCTTGATTCTTTCGCCCATATCCATGTTATACACCTCCTATAAGTGTCTTAATATTATCATATTTCTAACAATTTTACAAGTATTTCTAAAAAAGTGTCTTAAAAATTTAAAAATTTTTCAAAAAACTATTGACAAAGAAAAATTATTGATATATTATGAGAGTGTCTTAAAAAGATACCTAAAAGAAAGGGGGAAAATTAATGGATATTAATAAACTAAAATCAAAAATGGCACTACACGGAGATACAGGAGGAGATTTAGCAAGTTATTTAAGCATTTCCAGAAGTACACTTTCTTCAAAAATGAATGAAACAAACGGATCAGAATTTACACAAAATGAAATTCTAAAGATAAAAGAAAGATATTCATTAACAAGCGAAGAAGTAGATGAAATTTTTTTTAACAAAAAAGTGTCTTAAAAAGACACGAAAGGAGAGTAAATGAAAAATTTAAAAAAATGCGAGACGATACACAAATTAGAAGGAGGAATAAAAAATGGAATTGCAAGACAATATTTTTTATACACCAACAGTATTTGCTGAATTAAGAGGATGCAACATAGATACGGCAAGAACAATATATAATTTACCGGATTTTCCAAGTGAAAACTTTGGAAAAGAAAAAGTTGCATTAGGAAGTGCAATAAGAGAATGGTATAGAGAAAAAAGAGTAAAGGGGGAATAAACAAATGAAGATTATTAATAAGAAGAAATTTGTAACAAGAATAATAGATCTTGTAGTTATTATAGCAACAATAGTATTAACACCAATGGCAATTAATTATGCAAATGCCTGGAGAGGATATAGAGGTTTTGGAGGAGAATATTTACTTCCAATATTAGGTTTATTAGTAATTTTAGTAATAGAAACTATTTTAGAAGAAAGCAACAGGAGGTAGGCCATGAATATAAAGGAATATGTAAAAAGTTTATTTATCATATACAGATACAGAAAAATGAAGGCAACATTGCGTATTATGAAAAATAATTTAAAACTTTTGAAAGGAGGAAATTAAATGGGATATGAAAAAATCAAAGAACTTATTTCAGATATAGACGAATTTCATAATGAAGCTGAATTAAGAGAAATCTTACAACAAATTTTATTCATATGTGAAGACAACATAAAAAAAGAATTATCTACCGACAGCCAATCAAAATAGATAATTCAACAAAAATATTTATATAAATACTTTCTATTTGTATTTTATCATAGAAAGTTAGAAAGGACAAGAGTTTGAAAATAAATAATAAATTAAATTTACCACAACCTTTTGTAGATGCAGTTACAAGAGAGTACGAATATAAAGACAAACAATATAGTGTAACTACAATATTAAAAGATGTTAGAGAAATATTACTTACTAGAAGACATAATAACGAAATAGAGCAGGATGTTGCTGATATGATTTGGCTTATTTTTGGAACAGCTGTACATAAAGTTTTAGAAGAAAGCCAGGAAGAAGCTTCAGAGGTTAAAGAAGAACATTTTGTAGAAGAAGTTGAAAATGGCTATAAACTTTCAGGCCAAGCAGATTTATATAATTTAGAACAAAAAATGGTAACAGATTATAAAACATGTTCAGTATGGAAAGTTATTTACGATGACTGGGATGATTATAAAAAACAATTATTAATGTATGCTTGGGCATTTAAAAAAATGGGATTTGAAGCTGATAAAGGACAAATAGTAGCTGTAATAAAAGATCATAGTAAAACTAAAGCAAAAACAGATAGCAATTATCCTCAATACCCAGTTTACAAAAAGATATTTAATTTTACAGAACAGGACTTTAAAGAAATAGAAACATATATAAAAGAAAAGTTTAAACAAATTGCAGAAAACGAACAAACTCCGGATGACGATTTACCAATATGCAGTGAAGAAGCAAGATGGAATGATGGCGATAAATATGCAGTAAAGAAAAAGGGCAACAAAAGAGCTTTAAGAGTTTACGATACTTTAGAAGAAGCAGAAAATCATTTAAAAGAAGATGAAAGTTTAGAACTAGAAATTCGCAAAGGTGAAGATAAAAAATGTTTAGAATATTGCAGTTGTTGTGAATTTTGTAATTATTGGAAAGAAAGATATGGAGGTAATAAATAATGGAAAATGGAAAAGTTGAAATGAAATTAGAAGACTTTATGGAATTAATGGAAGAAAAAAAGTCTTCAGATTATGCAAGCGATGAATTAGACGAAATATTAACAATGTTATTTGATAATGCAAGATTAAGTTATGATGATGAAAATTTATATTTTGATGCAGATAAATTAGAAGGTTATTTAAAAGGCAGAGAAAGATGTCGTTATTACGCTACATTAAAGAAGTTACAAGAAGAAAAAGCAAAGAAAAACAAAGAAAATAAGGAGGATGAAGATTAATGGAAAAAGCTGAATTAAAAGAAGCTCCAACTTTAGAAGGAATGTTAGATCAAAATAGAAAATTAATTTTTGAATGTTTAGATATAACAAGAACACTTTATGGAGAATTTACAGCAGATGCAATGCCTGAAAATAACATACCTGAACCAACTTGCATAATGGCAGACATTGTAGGGCAAAACAATAATTTAAAGTTTTTATTAGATACATTAATAAGTATAAAAAATCAAGTTAAATAGAAAGGAGAATTATCACATGGGAATACCAGTATTAATTTTAGGTGAAAGTGGATCAGGTAAAAGTTGTTC